GTGGAAGCGGAGGCGGTGCGCATCGAGCCGAGCCCGGAGGCGCAGCAGTTGCGGCAGAAGTACCTGGAGGCGGTGGAGGCGCGGCTGAAGGAGACCACGCGCCGGGCCGCCGAGCGGGCCGCTGCGGAGAACCTCATCCGCTGGGCGGAGGAGGACGAGGACACCAAGGCCGCGCGGGCGATGGGGTTCTGAATGGTTTTGAGTTCCGCCCTGCGGCAACCGGGCGGGTGTTTTGAGGGCAACAACAGGAGGGCTATCCCTTGAGAACGAATGATATCCGCGAGACGAAGGTGGTGAAAGAGGCCGTGGCGCTGGCGTCGCTGGTGCTGGTCTCGGAAAACCCCATCGGGGAGATCACGGGCCCGGCGGGCGCAGGCAAGAGCATGGCGGGCCGTGCGATCGCGGCGCGGCATGGCGCGGTGCGGGTGGCGGCGTGGGATGGGATCACGCGGCACCAGATGCTGGCGGCGATTGCGGCGGGCCTTGGGATCGAGGGCGCGGGGGCGGTGGAGCGGCTGCTGCGCCGGGGCGACGGCGAAGACCGCGCGCTGGTGGTGGTGGATGAGGCCAACAAGCTCGGCTGGCGGGTGCTGGAGGCGCTGCGCTACTTGGCCGATGAGTGCGCCGTGGCGGTGATCCTGATTGGCACGGAGCTGTACACGCGCAAGTTCACGGATGTGCGCACCCGGCCGCTGTTGATCCAGCTCGGCTCCCGGATCGGGGCCAAGCGCGTGGCCGCGCGCCATCTGGACCGGGCGGAGACGTATGCGCACGTGATCCGGCCGCTGCTGGGTGAGGTGACGGACAAAGACCTGGTGACGGCCTTCTGGACGGGCTGCCGCCGGGGCAACTACCGCGAGGCGGTGGAGCTGGCGGGCGAGTGCCGCCGGGTGATGGAGACCAATGGCCTGGGGATGTTGACGCCTGCGGTGCTGGAGGCGGCCACGAAGTGGATGGCCAACCGGTATGCGGTGGAGGGGTGATGGATGCGGCTCTCCGACATCGCGCAGGTGCTGGGCTGCTCGGTGCCCACGGCCTCGCTCTTGCGCAACGGTCGCTATGGCGAGGTGGCCAAGGACTCCCAGCTTCCCGAGCGCTACGCGGCGCTGGTGCGGCTGGTGGAGGAGGCGCGCGCAGCGGCCACGCTGGATACGGCAGCGATTTGCCGCACCTGCCCGCGCGAGGACTGCACGGGGTGCCGGGTGGCGGAGTTGTGAGGTTTTGAGGGCAAAGGCCCCTGGCCGGGGGCATCGATGAGGACAAAAGACATGGCAAAAGTGGCAAAAAAAGAGCAAGACACGCAAAAGATGGCGGCCGAGGTCAAGGCTGGCCAGCCTGCGGCGTACATCGAGCCGCACGGCGGCGGCGGCGAGTGCGTGGACGCTGTGGCCCCGGCGCTGGTGCGGCAGGCGGTGCGCGCTTGGGGGTTGGTGCGGCGCATCGATGAGCTGGAAGAGGAGCTCAAGGGGCTCAAGGACGAGCTGGCGCAGGCGCTGGGCACGGGGGTGTCGCTGGTGGTGCCGGGGGTGTGCCGGGTGAGTGTGGTGGCCACGTCCAGCGTGTCGGTGGCGGATGCGGACAAGCTGCGCGCGCTGTTGGGCGAGCGTTTTGACGACCTGGTGACCGAGAGCGTGAGCTACAAGCCGAGCGAGCAGCTCATCGAGATGAGCGCCGATGGCGACGATCCGATGGCCCCGGCATACCGCGCGCTGCTGAAGGTGCGGCAGGGGCGCACGGTGCGCATCACGGCCGAGAAGTGAGGCGGAGGGCGCGCCATGGATGAGGTGGATCTGGATGCCCCGACGACGCGCCCGCCGGTGCGCGCCTTCGATGCGGGGCTGGCGCAGCGGGTGGCGCAGGGTCTGGGCGGGGTGTGGGAGGCGCGCCAGATCGAGGGGCTGCTGGCGTGGCTGCAGCGCTACGAGCGGGCGCTGCAGCACATCGCGGTGCACGGCGACGCCCGTAGCGCGATGCTGGCGTGCCGCACGCTGGCTGGGGTGGAGTGAGGCGCGCCCCGCCATGCCCGGCGTGCCGGGCATGTCAGGACGTGTCACGGGAGTGCGAGGCGATGGGTGAGCGAGTACGAGTGGCAGACCGCCGTCGGCGCTTGATCGCGCAGGCGCATCTGGCCGCCAAGCAGGCCGGGTGCGTGGAGGATGCCGACCGGCGCGCGGTGCAGCAGATGGTGACCGGCAAGACCAGTTGCGCCGAGATGAGCGAGCGCGAACTGGTGCGGCTGATCGACCACTGGGGGCGCGTGGGCGCGCAGGTGCGCGCGGCCCTGCCCGACGGTGGCGACGCGCCTGGGATGGTGACGCGCTGGCAACTGGCCACCCTCGAGCGCCTGGCCTGGGAGATGGGCTGGGACGAGGGCCTGAAGGATGAACGGCTGCTGCGCTTTGTGCAGCGCACGGCCAAGGTGGAGCGCATCCAGTGGCTGGAGAAGGCTGCGGCTTCCGCCGTGATCTCCGGCCTGATGCGCTGGAAGCGCCAGCGCGTGCGGAGGGCGGCATGAGGCTGGGGCGCTGCCCAGTGTGCCATGCGCACCTGCACCTGGACGCGCTGGTGCAGGACGAGGCCGGGCGCGAGCTGCTCGCATTGTGCGCGACGCTTCCAGACGATCTGGGGCGGGCACTCATCGGGTATCTGAGCCTGTGGCGGCCCGCGCGCGGCGACCTGGACAACGCGCGGGCGCTCAAGCTCGCCCGCGAGGCGCTGGCGCTGGAGGCGGACGCCGCGCGGCTGGCGGCGGCGATGTTTGAGACGGTGGAGGCCATTCGCGCCAAGGGCGAGGCTCGGCGGATGACGAACCACAACTACTTGAGGCGCGTGCTGGAGGGGATGCCGCAGGGCGCGGCGGCGGTGGTGGTGGAGCGAGTTTCACCGGCTCGCCGTGTCGTCAGCAGACTCTCGGCCACCGAAGAGGCGATTCTCGCCATCCGGCAGGTTGGCGTCGAGGGTGACGCGCAGGCACGCGCGTACCGTGGTGCGCAGGCGCGGGCTCAGGGCGGTGAGCGCAGTCTCGGGCGCGAACTCCACGGCTTCGATGATGACGCGATCGACGTTTAGCGCGGCGGCAATGGAGGATTCGAGATCGTGAATCGAGCGGTTTCGCATGTCCATGCTGAGACTCCGGCATGGCTGCTGGAGCTTGTCAAGGCGCGCATGGAGCGGCTGGTGATTCTGGGGCTGGAAGGCCGCCCGCTGGGGCGCGCCATGGGCGAGGTGGTGCGGATGTGGGCGCAGATCATCGCCGGGCAGCTGCCGCGGGCCGATGCGGCGCTGGATGCGCCCCGGCTTCATGCGGCGTTCGATGTGCTGGAGGCGACCTGCGAGCGCTGGCCAGCGCCGAAGCAGCTGCTCGATGCGCTGCCCGCGCGGCCGCAGCCCCAGCCGCTGCCGCCGCCGCCGATGAGCGAGGATCAGAGGGCGAAGGTGCGGGCGATGTTGGCCGACGTCGCCGCCAAGCTGAGGATGCCACGGTGATGCATGCGGCCAGATTGGATGCGAGCCCCCGCTTGCAGCGGGTGCTGGATGTGTTGATGACGGGGCGGGACTTGACCACGCTGGATATCGTGGTCGAGGCCGGGGTGTGCGCGGTCAATTCGTGCGTGGCGGAGCTGCGGGCCAACGGCTACGACATCCGCTGCTGGCGCGAGGGGGCGCTGTGGTTTTACCGACTGGAGGGGCAGCGTGGCGTTGGCTGACACGCGGCTGCTGGAGGGCCTGATCGGCCGCGAGGCGCTGGAGGCGCTCATCCAGACCTGCGGCGGGCTGTCGATTCCGATTCCGAAGCGGCTGCCGCTCTCGGGCCCGCTGATGGACCTGCCGCCCGCGGCGCAAGCGGCGCTGGTGCGCTATGCGGGCGGGACGGAGCTGTATATCCCTAAGTGCGACGGCGCGCGGCGCGAGGCGCTGTACCAGCGCATCCGCGCCGAGTACGACGCGGGCGCGCGGGCGCAGGATCTGGCGCGCAAGTATCGCTTCACCGAGCGCTGGATTTATGAGGTGCTGGGACGCCCCAGCCGCGAGGAGGCGCAGGGCGCGCTGTTTTGACGCGCCACCCGCAGCAGGGGCGGGTGAACGCTTTCGCGCTACCCGCACCGCCCCAGAGCGCAGACGATGGCGGGCATGCGCAAGCCCGCTGCCTTGACTGTCGTTGCTGCCCTCACGCTCGCGTCCATCGCGGGCTACGAGGGCTATCGCCGCACGGCCTACGACGACGGCGTGGGCGTGCAGACGGTGGGCTTTGGCTCCACCCGGCACCCGGACGGGCGGCCGGTCAAGCCCGGCGATGCGGTGACGCCTGAGCGCGCCGTGCTGATGCTGGCTCATGATGCCGACCGCATCTGGCGCGAGGCGGCAGCATGCATCGCCGACGTGCCGCTCACCGACGGCGAGGCGGCGGCGTACCAGAGCCTGGTCTACAACATCGGCGCGGGGGCGTTTTGCCGCTCGACACTCGTCAAGAAGCTCAAGGCCACCCTTGCCCCGACTCTCTCCGAGAGTGAGAGGGATGCGTTCTATGCTGAAGCCTGCCGCGAAATCCTGCGCTGGAACCGCGCGGGCGGGCAGGTGCTGCCGGGGCTCAAGATGCGCCGGGAAGCCGAGTACCGGCAGTGCATGGGGGAGGTCAAGTGATCCCGGCGTCGATGCGCACGCCCTGGCCCGCCGTGGCCGCTGCCGTGCTGCTCATCGGAGCCGGGTTCGCTGGCGGTTATGCCCTCAAGGGGCGGCTGGATGCCACCGAGATCGAGCGCTTGCGCGGCGACTTGGCCCGCATGGCGGCCGCCCACGCCGAGGACAAGCGCGCCGCTGCCGAGGCGGCTGCTGCGCGGCTGGCGCAGGCCGAGGCTGCTGCGCGCGAGGCCACGCTCGCATTGCAGGCGACGAAAACCCGCCTCACCGACACCCAACGCCGCCTCAAGGAGACCCTGTATGGATTGCCGACCGCTGACCGCTGCGGCCTGTCTGGCCCTGCTCGCGGCCTGCTCAACGCCGCCATCGCGGCCAACGCCCTGCCCGATGGTGCCGCCGCATTTGCTGACGCCGATGCCGAATCTGCCGCCGATACCGGCCCCAGCAGCGAGGCCGACGTCGGCGGATGGATTGCCGACGCCATCGCCCTCTACGGCGAGTGCCGCGCCCGGCTCGACGCCATCCGCCAGTGGGATGCAACCGTGAACGGGGGGCGGTGATGGAAGGGGATATTTTGGGCGGACTGATGCGCTGGCAGGTGTCGATCTGGCTGATCGGCGCGCTTGCGGGGGCCTTGTTTTTTGTGATGCGCGCGGCGCTCTCGCGCTTCATGCGGGAGATGGATGCGCGGCTGGAGCGCATCGAGCGGGTGACGGAGGAGATCGCGCGCATCGACGGCGAGCTGGCGCGGCTGCGCGCGGAGCTGCCGGTGCACTACATCCGCCGCGACGACCACGTGCGCGACATCACCACGCTGTCGGTCAAGCTGGACCGCATTTATGAGCTGTTGCTGATCAAGGGGGTGTAGAAATGACGAGCGAGCGCCGCATCGACGCCGCGCTGGATGTGGGCCGCGCGCACCGCGAGACGCTGCGCTGGGTGCTGCTGACGGCCTTGTGGCATTCGCGCCCGTATGGCGCGCGGGAGGATTTGTTGAGCCTGTGCGCGGCCGACGCGGGTGTGAGCGCCACGCTGGACGAGGTGCGCCGGGAGCTGGGCTGGCTGGAGAGCCATGGTCTGGCGCGGCTGCTCAAGGAGCGCCCGGTGTGGGACGCGACGCTCACCGCGCTGGGCGAGGACGTGTACGACTACCGGGCCGAGGCCCCGGCGGGGCTGGCGCGCCCGCCGCGCTGGTGAGGTGGGCGAGATGGCGCGCAAATACGCCGCCAAGCGCCTGGACCCGCAGGCGCGCGCCTGGCTGGAAGCGGCCATTGCGCAGGACCGCTACACGCTGGCCGAACTGGTGGCTGAGTTGCAGGCCCGCTTCGGCGAGACCCTGAGCAAGTCGGCCATCCACCGCTACGGGCGCGAGATCGCCGAGCGGGCGCAGGCGGCCATGGCGCGCGTGGAGGCCACGGCGCGTGTGGCGCGCGAGATCGTGGCCGCCAGCCCCGACGAGGCCGACGAGCAGTCGGCGGCCACCATCCGGCTGGTGCAATCGGCCTTGTTCGATGCGCTCTTGAAGGTGCAGGAGGCCGAAGGCGAGGAGACGGCCGAGCGGATCAAGCTGCTCTCCCAGGCCGCGCGGGCGATTGCGGATGCCAGCCGCGCCAGCATCGGCCAGAAGCGCTGGCAAGATGAAGTGCGGGCGCGCATCGAGGCGCTGGAAAAGGACGCTGCCAAAGGCGGCAAGCGGCTCGACGCCGAGACGCTCAGGGCGGTCAAGGAGGGGCTGTATGGTGGCTAGCCCCATCCTCTACCCCTACCAGCGCCGGTATCTGGCGGACAAGAGCCGCTGGAAGGCCGCCTGCTGGAGCCGCCAGACCGGCAAGACCTTCACCACCACCCTGGAGGCGGTTCTGGACGTGCTGGAT